TAGCTTCAGTTTGTGTTATATTCATTTTAGTTATTTTTTATTTCGTCATTATTCTTATTATCATCCAATAGTTGAAGAGCTTCTAATTCTATTCTTTTCTTATCTAATTCAAGACTAGAATCTTTATATTCAGCATCACTTTTTGCTTTGTACCATCCAATTTCTTTTTCATAATCTTGTTTTTCTTCTTCTAATGTTAATTTAGCTTCATTAAGTTGTTTAACTTGTTGTTCTAATTTTTTAGCTTCAGAAGTAACTTCTTTCAATTGTTTATCCAAATCTTGAACTTGTTGGTCTAATTGTGACACTTGACTATCTTCTTGTTTCTTCTTATTAATAGATGTAAATACATCATATTTCATTTTTGTAAGTCCTGATGCAGTAGCTACTTGAATAAGTACTTCTGGATCAACCATACCATTTTTACTAAGTTCAACAGTAAGTTCTTTAATAACTTCCATTTCTCTTTTAATTTCTGAAGTATCAGTGATATGTATATCAAAATCTGTAAAACTATAATGTTGAGGTAAAGCAGTAAATATTTTATTAAGTCTTTCTCCTAATATTAAAGTACCTGAAATTCCATTCTTATAAACTATTTTTGAAATATTTAGAATATCAATTAACATTTCTCTTGTCATTAAATCCATTAACTTATAATAAGGCTTAGTTATAAAAGAAGATTGAGTTACTCCAACTTCTACGTTTGTTACAGCATCTCTTTGTTCTATTCCTCCTAATTTCTCTCTAAAAACTCCTGTTATTCTTGAACAAGTATTTTCTACTCTTTCAATAGCTAAATCAATAGCTTGTATTGTTTGTAATTTTATTGAATCATCAAATCCAGCAAAAGAAGTATTTATTACCTCTCCTTCTTGTGAACTATCATATAATGCTAGTCCAGATTTTTTATAGGCTTTAAACTTCATTAATCTTTCTGCAACATCTACTCCTAAAAATTTAGGTAGATGTGCTACATCAACTCAATCACCTACTGATCCTGATTCTGCAATAACATTATCTCTATAAAAATGTAGACAATCAAACTTGTCCTGTAAGTTTGCTGTTTTTATTACTAATGAAAATGGTTCTCCATTTCTATCAGCATGAAATATTCCATTTACAGCTAATGTACATTCTTTTGGAGTATCTAAACTTCTTACTGCAGTTTCTGATTTTCCTAGTGTAATATAAATATTAGTATTAATTCTAACACCTTCATATCTATTAGTAATAAATTCTTTCTTTTTCTTATCAGCCTGAAGCCATTCTACCTCATATACAGGATAAGTTCTAAAACGCTGTGAAGAACTATTTTCAAATGGTAATAATGGAGTTATTTCAAATCCACCTAATATCCCATCTGATATTGGATTATCAACAAGAGTATCCATACTTCTTAAATAAGTAGTATTTCCATCCGTTTGTCCATAATCATGTAAAGTTTCTAACTCTTTTAAATCATCTGTAGTTAATATGTCTCCATACTTTCCTAGAATTTGATCTTTAGTCATATAAGTTCTTATAACAGATCTTGCTGAATCTTTTAGATATGGTGATGTTGGATTTCTATCAATAAATGTATTTATAGGATTAAGAACCTGTAAATCTACATTAGTATTTCCAGAAGTTGGCACTGCTTTATAATAACACATTCCAGAAATAAGTAAGTCTAATAAAATTATATTTCTTTTATTAGCAAAATCTATATTTCTTGAAATCATAGAATACTCTACAATATTTTGTCCTGCAACTTCATAATCTGAAATAAAATTTCTTTCAGTAATCTCTTGCAATTCTATAAGTTGTTTTTCTATTGCTTTATCAGTTGTATCTGGTTTTCCTCCTACAATTGCAGTGTAAATCGAATTTCTTAAATGCTTATTCAATTCTTTAGCTAATGTATTATTAATATGTAACTGTTTTTCTCTATGTATATTAGAAATTGTTTCTTTGTCTTTACAAGAAATTTTTGGTTGTACAGGCGTTGCCATATACTCCCCTAATAATACATCAATATGGTTTTTGGCTAAAGGAGTAAATTCAACAGAAGTAGGAGTTCCAATTCCATAATTTTCTTCTAGATGCCTAAATTGTTCAGGATCTCTTTTAGCATGATAATAATTATAAGCCTTGATAATTTGTGTCTTCTCATAAACTAATTCATTTATTGTCTTATCAATTTTTTTAATTATTTCTATTTCTTTTTTATTCTTCTCTTGAATCATTTGTTCTTATAACTTTATATATTTCTAATCTCATATAATTTCTAGTTCTTAATTCTTCATATATAAAATCTAAAAATTCTTGATCACTTTCTGTATCATATCCGATTGTAGTTGGAACCATATAGCTAGGCATACCGAGTGTAAATACATAGGAAATACCTTCCTGTTCTACACGAAGTAGTCCGATATATTCTGCCTTATATAAGTTCTTTATATAATCATGAATCTTGTTCTCTAGGTCTTTTCTTCTCATTTCGTTCTTCTTCATTTAATGGTATTTTTCCATACTCTTTATAACCTCTAGCATTTGTATATCAACCTATATCCCTAAACTGTTTAGCTATTGCATCTTGGACAACAGGTTTTCTAAATGAAAGTTCTTCATCTCCAAGTTCTGCCATTCCCATAGCGGCAACAATATCAAAGTCTTTTTTTCGCTCATCAGAATATGTTAACAATTGTTTTATAATTTCAGGAAAAGCTATTGTATGACAGTAATCTAATATAAAATCATAGATTAATTCTCTATAATGAACAATAACTTTTTCAGGAGTTGGTGTTCCATACATTTTAGAATTTCCTTTTGCAACATCAGGCATTGTAGCTCTTGGTCTTCTCATCAGTAAATGTAAATATTTTGCATCTCTAAAATATGTTAATATAGCAGTTCTAGTTGCTTCTAATACTGCTTTACAACCATAGTAAGTTAATAGTTTTGCTGCATTTTCATATGCATCTCTAATATCTCTTGGTCTTTCTTTATATATAGCAACATATCCTGGCTCTTGTAATCCAAAAGTTCTCTTTTTTATAACTATACAAAATTCAGATAATTTATCAGAATAAGAAGAATCGTTCTTACCTATATCAATGGAGTCAATTCCACCAACATATAAATTTCTATATGAACTTCCATCCTCTGATTTTAATGGGTGTTCTAAGATCTCAATCTTTCCATCGTCCCCTCCTCTTCATTTTAACTTCCTTGACTGTTCCCCATCTTCAGTTACTCATACTAAATGTCCATTTTTAGGTTTATCTACTGTTTTATATATATGAATAGCAGCATCTTGTTCTGCTAATTCTTCTCTTGGAAAAATATTATCTCCTTCTCCAATAAGAGCCTCTTCCATAGTATAGCAGAATTCTGCCTTATACATAAGAAGTCCTTTAGGGTCTGCAGCTTTTGCAATCCTTATTGCATCTTCTTCTGCTTTTCCTTTTATAGGATCTACTCACCCTCTCTTATCTGCCAAATGAAATGTTGTAACATAAACAGGAATAAACATAGAACTTAATACAGCTTGTCCATCTACTGTATGTCTATTAACATACGGTAAAATGTTAAAAGTTTCTGGAGTAAAAGCCATATTTCTAATACCTTCTATTGCAGGACCTTTATCACCACCAGTTCCTCAACCAATTCTTGTTCCAATCTTATCACCCATTACTTTAACGAGTGCTTCTCCTTGAATTCATTTTTTCTTAAATATTTTATCAGAACCAGCTTCTTCAAAAAATAGACGCTCTGTTCTATCACCCCTAATTTTCTCAGGCTTATCAGCAACTACTCCTTCAACTTCAGACATATGACCTGATTCTCTTCCGTTTTTATCACGCATAGATGCTCTTTTAAAGTATCTACTATCGTTTACCATTCGAACTCTTTTAAAAGCAGTTTCCGTTTCTTCATTTACCCAATCTAATTGAGCTCAAATTTTAGCTAATAAAGGTTTTAAGTGATTATCAGAAAATGCAGAAACCATGACTCTATAGTTTGGAGTTGTAATATAAGGTCTTGCACATAAGCAAGCACCTATTTCAGAAAATCCAATACCACGAGATTTTAAAAGTCCTACATCTTTTCCTAATACTTCACAAATTTCTACATAATGAAAATACTCATATTGAAATACTAAAAAGGTTGGAAAATCTACTCCCCTTCCTTGCCCGGCTCTGTTTCCTTTCTTAGAAGTTTTAAGTCTATAAAAATTTAATCAAAAATAATTATCTCCAGTTACTCTATATCCATTTATTGTATAGCCATTATCACATCGTCTCATTCTTTCTTTTCAGAAATCTCTTTGTGTTTTAGAACCAACAAGAGCATTACTATAGTTACCTGTACTAGCTTTTGCTAAAGCATCTTGTCTGAATCAATCAGGGTTAAAATCTAAACTATCTTTTTCATTTATTGGTTTATACCCAGTAATTTCATAAGATAATCGTGCATCAAATGCTTCTATTTTATCGTCTATTTTAACATCTCATTCCATAATTAATCTACTCCATATCTATCAAACATGCCAGGTTCTTTATCTCCTCGCAATAATGATTCTGATTCTGATTCTTTCTTAAATTGCAATTCCAGAGTTTTAATTCCTTCTATTAATTTACTAGCACTTGTTATTTCAGCAATAACATCTTTTGTTTTAAATACTGGTTTACCAGTAGCTGGATCTCTCTCCATTAGGTCGAGAGTATTTAAATAATATGTAATTTTATCAACAGTGTCGAAAGATGCTTTTAATAGGTTTCCTATTCTTGATGAATTTTGTATAGTCTCATATTTTTTACAGGCTGTTCTAAAAACTTCATCAGCAAACTCTTCTTCTGTTAATCCTGAATCTAAAAGAGATTCACTATATCTATCTGATTCTGAAAACTGAAAATATGGACTTTCCCAATCAAAAAATAAATATATAAATTTAAATTCTTTAAAGGCTAATTCTCTTTTACTTCCAGTCTTATCTGTTTTACTTTTATTCCTTTTTGCAGTAATCAAAAGAGTAAACTCTTTAACTAAGAGTATACTTTCATCTTTTAATCCTACAGTTCCCTTAACATGATCATATGCAAAAAACTTCATATTCTATTTCTTTAATTTACATCCACAAGAACATTTAGAAGTCATTTTTCCACCTTTTCCTTTAGTAGCTACCATAGCGCAACCACAAGAACATTTTCTAACTCCTATATTTTTTCCCTTTTTATAACTTTGTAATTTCTTTAACTGTTTTAATTTTGCTCCTTTTCGAGCTATTTTTGGCTCATCTATAGATTCTTCTACTGCAGGTTCTTTTTTAGAAAGTTCTTGCATATCAGTACCAATGGCTTCTCAATCTTCTTCTGTTAATTTAGAAGCAGCTTCAGTTATTTTTTCTATATCTTTTGGATTACTTTCTATTACTTTTGCTCATTCCTCAAAATCAGTAATCTCACCATATTTAGCTGGATCTAACTCTTTAGAGTAAGTCCAAGCAAAATATGGAAATAATTCTTTTTTCTTTTCGTTTGTCATTATTTATTAATTTTTAACAAATCCTTAGTATTATATACAGCTTCTTGCATTAATCCTTGAGTAGTAAATCATCTACATAGAATTCCTTGGAAATAATTTCCTTTAGTTCCGTCTATTTTAATACTTTTAGTTACTTTTTTAACCATAATCATGGTTGGTTTATTTGGTATATCTTGTCTAAGAGTAATTATATCTCCTGGCAAGAAAAATTGTTTTTGTTCCATTATTCCTTTACATTTTAAAACGTTCTTTTAATTTTTCATTTAAAACACATAGTACCTGATTTTCTTGAGTTAATTTATATCCTAAAGACATAAATGGTACTGGATAAACTGTTCTGGTATCATAATAAATATCATCCCCAGGTTTTAAGTATTTAACTTCTGGTCCTACTTCAATAACTTCAGCACAACCTACAAATACTTCTTGTTTATCTTTTTCTCCTGTATCGGGATTATTAAACTCACCATCCCAATCTACTATAATATTGCCTTCCATAACTTTCCTATAAGGATTTTTTGGGTATGCTGATAATATTATCTTATTACCCATTGGTAATATTTCAAGATTTTTTAATTTCTTATTAATTGTCTCTTGTTTTTCTTTTGAGGCTGCTATTAATTTAGTACTTAATTCATTTGCTTCTCTTTCTTGTTTAGCTTTAAATGATAAGTTGTCTAATAATAGATCATCTTCATTGTATTTTAGATTCTTTCCCATCATAAATACTCCATTTGCTTCATTTAGTGTCTTTCCCATAATTCATTTTCTTTTTAATTGTTACCATTTTTTAGCCGGACAATGTGCCGACTCAACTCTTCCTTTTGATTTCAATACACAACCACAACCTCTATAAAATCCTTCTTTTCTTACTCTTGAAACTTCTTCAGTTTCAGGATTTAGATATAGTCTTGAATTGCATACGCCACCAAACATACTATCTTTTCTAAATAATTTGCATTTACCACAAATTTTTATTCTTTGTTCATATAAATCTTCTTTTTTTCCTGTGAGGTTATTATAAAATCCCTCGGCTATTTGATTAATAGACATAATATTAACGTTGCTGCGGTAGCTACTATTGCTCCCTTTTTAAATCCTTTCTTAAGACTGTTTTTCTTAACCTTTTCTATTTCCAACCTAAAATAATCTTCTTCTTCTTCTTGTAATACTATTTGATTAGTTAGTGTTAAATCTGCTATTGATAATTGATTTTTATAATTAGCAGCAGTCTGTTCCCATAATACATTTTTTTCTTCTAGTAAAACTAGTTTTTGTTTACTTATCTCATATTGTACACTCTGAAACTCTAGATCGGTTATATATCTTCTAAATATATAAGCATCATATTTATTAAGAGTGATAGTCATAACTGTATCGATATTATTTGTTATCGGGTTTATAATTGTGTCTAATGCTGTCGATTTTTGCGCTAAACCACTGAGAGTGCTCAGAAAGAGTAGCATCGCGAATAATATTAATTTCGTTTTCATGATTCTGATTAATTATATTTTGTTGTTGTGAAATAGAATCTATCTTATAATTAATAGCGTCTTGCCGTTCTGTTAGAACTTCATTAATAATATTAATTGAATCTATCTCGGCTTGATAAAGAAAAATTAACTGTTCTTGCTGTCTTTTAAAATTATCAAACTTATTTTTTTCATTATCTATATAGTCCATATTAAATGTTATTGCAAAATAGCCTAAAACAAGTAACAGAACCATAACTAAAACATGAATTATATTCTTAGAATATAATTTTTTCCCTATTTCTTTTAAATTCTTCATTCTCTATTTGTTTTTTATGATATGCTAGCATTCGTTCTACATCTGTCTTTAAATAATCACATTCGTAAGTTGTACATCCGCCATCATGATCATAATGTATTAGCATTAGTAATTTTATATTAAATTTTGGATCGATCTTTTGAATCATCCACGCGTATGTAGATAGCTGCAGAGTATAATGCCAAAAATTAGTATCTTCTATATTATTTAAAGGATACTCCATTGTAGAAGCTCTTCTTTTATTTCTGTCATAAAAACCTTTTTTCTCTATCTTTTTATTAGTGTTGTGAGTAACTATTAATGATCGCCCTGCTAAAAATGTATGACTTGAACTACTCACTTCAATACATTTAGTAGGTATCATATTTACTTTTACTACACTTTTAATGTTCCTAAAAGAGGCTTTATCTGTTTTTGGATATTCTATTCCTCTTTGATTTCTGAGTAAAAATGGATTTTCTTTTGTAGTGAAACATACATCCCATCCATCAAAAGTTTTTCCATCACAATATTTTTTTGCAAAAATTATACTTGGTTTTATCCCAAGTGTTGCTAGTAAATCTCTTAAATACTCTGCTTGATATTTACGAGTTGTAGCCATTACATATCTTTTTCTTTTTTTATTATAATATCCATCAGCATCCATAAATCCTCTTAATAAATCTAATCTTTGATTATAAGAAGATACTAAATATTTATCAGGAATATGTTTATTTTCTAATAAATTTAATTTACTAAGTTCTGTCCTCAAACCAAATAAAGTTCTTGTTTGAATATTTGTTCTACCTGAAATATTTTCTCCTATATCATAACCCCTATTTTCTATCTCTTCCCAAAGTTTAGTATTTTCTCCAGTAGTGATAGAACCTGCTATAGAAGTTCCATCTCCAAGCCAAGCCCCTAATATATAAGGGTCTATTGGTAAAATCTTTTTAGAAATATTTAAAGGTTTAGGATTCAATATTTTTGGTAAATAATATACATTTTTACAATTATTATATTTATCTACTACCTCAACTAATTCTTCAGTTGTTAATACTACATCTTTAAATTTTCCTTTTCCTCTACTAAAAGATATTAACCATCTATGTTCATGATCTGCAATTATGGATTCTCCATTATCAAATATTATTTCATAACATGGATTATAATGTATTTTAGAAATATTTTTTATATTTGTCTCATTACCATCCTTATCAAATATAATATCATTAGTATTAATACTCTCTAAAAGTTTATATCCTTTTGTGGTCAATATAGGAGTGTCTAATGGCAATCCTTTATAGTCTAATACATATACATCATATCCATCAACTATAATTAGGTCAGCTTGCCCAGCAAGTCGTAATTTACCATCAGGAGAAATCCTTGATAAAAGTAATTCTGGATATACTCCTTTTTTTCCAATCTTTATTCTATTAGAAGTATCTGTTGTAAAAGAGCTTCTATCTAATCCAAGTTCTTTTAATTCTTTTGTTTGCCCAGATAAATGAGCAAGCTCATGTTCTCTATGAATAGCATTTCCTCTAACACAAGAAACTTCTCTTTTTTCTTCCCACTCTTTTAAAATTGATGTTTTTGCTGATATAAATTCTTCATCAGAAATACCAAATCGTTCATAGTAGGTATTATTAAATCTTTTTGTGGAAACCAATTCCTTTTTAACTTGTGAGAATTGATCTAAATTTACAATACTTTCTAACGCTTTATACGAGGACCAAAATGCCTCATCAAATGTAGTAAACTTGTGAATCAGTGTAGTCACTGAAATACAAGCTTGTTCTGTATCTTTTATCCAATATTTGTGTAATTCATCATTATACTTTACAGTATCATCTTCCTTGTCAACTACTAGTTGACCATAATTAATTTTTTCCATTTTATAATTCTTCATGCATTTTGTTAAAATTAAGATAACCACTTATTAGTTGCGCACTACATGCTATTCTAGGTAAAGCTTTCTCTCTTGTAAAACTATTATTACCTACTGTTGTAACAACAACAAAGCCAATTACACTAGGAGTGCTATAGAGTGAATAAAATAGTGCAGAGTTTACATTATTTTGTTTCATTAAACTATAGACAAACATTGAGTTATCTTTCATTTCTTTTAAGTTACTTACATAGTAGTAACTTTTATCTTCCAATTGCTCTAAAAATTCAGCTACAATTGATGTATTTATCTTTTGGTATTGAGAAGAAACCGGACTAGTGCCAGGAGTAACTACTTCACAAGTAGCTGAGACATATAAAAATGGAAGTCCTACTAAATTTGTATTTCCATTAGAGAATTCAAATACAAGAGCTCTATCTGCACCAACTTCTTCTGCTAATTCTAGTAACTCTTTCCTAATTTTAGGTGTTATATTTTTCCTGTGCAATGCTGCTTCTGCATGTATTCTATCTTTATCATGTAGTTTCTGCTCAAGGTAAGTCTTTATTAAAGACGAATAGTTTTTCATTACTAAATATACACCGTATATAATTATTACTACGACCATTACAATACCAGCAGCGGTTTGACCATAGTACTCAATGATCTTTTCAAATAATTCAATTAATCAAGTCATTTAATCTGTTTATTATTTTATACTTTTGTTTAATTACTTTGACACAAAGATATTAATAATTTTCTAATTAAAATATTTTTTTCATTAATTTGTAATTTTTAATGTTAATATAACTCTATTGTGTTAATTTTTATTGGACATAAAAATAGGAGACAAGTGATTGCCTCCTAAATGTTATATACTATAGTGTCTTAGTTCTTCTAATATTTTTGGAATGATAGGGTTTCTAACACAGTCCTCATCTGCAAATTCAATTGTACCAACATAATCCACATCTCTAAAAATATCTACTACATTTGCTAAACAGGATTCTTCCTTATGTTTACGATCAACTTGTTCTATATCACCTAAAAATATATATTTAGAGTTATGTCCGATTCTAGTTATGATTGTTTTAAAAGTATGCCTATCAATATTTTGAGCTTCATCTACTATAACAATTGAATTATCAATAGATAGCCCTCTAATATATGCAAGAGGCATTATTTCTAATAACCCTGTATGAAGAAGCTCTTTGGAAGCTGCTTTTCCACATAACTTATCTATATTTCAAGTATAAGACATTAAGAAAGGTTCCATTTTATCTTCATAAGTTCCAGGTGTAAATCCGATTTGTTCCCCAGGGATAGTAGTTACTGACTTAATTAGTATGATTTTTTTAAAACCTCTATCTAATAAAGATAATGATGTAGCAAGAGTTACATATGTTTTGCCAACTCCAGAAGATCCTGTTGCCAGAGTTACTTCCTTGGTAAGTATTGCATCAATCAACTCTCTTTGCTTATTAGTTTTAGGTCTAAATCCTTCTAGTATATTAAACTGTTTTTCAGGCAATTTATTTTTATGTTTATTATTTTTTCCCATAAGGTAAACAAAATTAAATACGTGTTATTTCACAAGACCCTCCAGCACACGCTACTGCTGCAAAGTCACTTACATCTTTGTAAGTGGGTTTATCCAGAATTGTTTCTAATTAACTACATTGACTTCATCCACATTCTTTACATTCCTTACAACCTCCAGTATAAATTACATCTCCGCCGCAAGAACATTTTTCAGCAACAGTAGTGCCATCTTTTATAAATGTTTTTAATGCTCTAATTACTCCATTTTTCCAACTATGCAATGATTCAGAATCTGAATGCATACTATCAATAATTTCTACTACAGAACTTGTTAAAACTTGATTTCGCAACATACCTGAAAGTAATCTAGCATAATTCCAATATTCTTTATTAAACATTCTAGATAATCCTCCTAGGGTGTTAATATAACCATAATTATCAGTATATCTAAAATCATATCTTGTAATATTATTTTCTTTTATTTTAATAATTTGTCCTACTTTAATTGATTTTGGTATTGGAAACAAATCCATATCTTCTGGTCCACTAAATATTTCAAAAGGTTTTTCTTGTTTTATACCTATAAAAGCAATTCAAGGTGTAGTATCATTTAAAAAATGTATAACTTTTGCATCTAGAACTTCTGGACGAGCAAAGAAATTATCTAACCTTACTTTATCTTCTTTATAATTTAAAGTAAGAATTCCCTCTCTACAATTATCCCTATAAATAGTTACTCCTTTTAATCCTTTTTCCCAAGCATATAGATATAATCTTTCAACTTCTTCTACTGTAATTATCTCTGGTAAATTAATTGTAGCACTAATTGCAGTATCTATATACTGTTGAGCCACAGACTGCATATCAATTCTATCCCTCCAATTAATAGTATGTGAAGAAACAAAATATTCTGGTAATTTAGTAGTATTAAACTTAGTAGTATAATCAAAAGCAATTCCTGCAAATACTTTATGATGAGCCTCTGTTCCACCTAATGCTTCTGTTTTTCTGTTAAGAAAGCAAAATTTGGTTCCATCCCTGTTGAAATATTTAACATAGATCCTAAAGATCCTGTAGGAGCAATTGATAGAAGTGAACAATTTCTTATGCCAATTTTTTTAAAAGCATTTATTTCTTCTTGAGAAAATAATTCTTTCAAAATTGTTGCATCAAATAATTCTGGTTTATATCCTGGAAAAACTCCTTTAATTTTAGCAAGATTAACAGATTCTTTTATAGCTACAATCAATTGAGTCTTTACTAGAGATCCAATAAAATCTATACTGTCTTTACTTCCATAAGTATGCCCCATTTTTATAAGAGCATCTGCAAACCCCATTATGCCAAGACCTATATTTCTATAAATAAGAGCTTTATTTTTTTGTTCTTTAATTGCATGATTCTCTAAATTTTCATCAATAATAGAATCTAAGCCCCTTATACAAGTCCTTACATCATCTTCAAATTCACCCCAATCAAACTCTGCTTGTAAAGTAAAAGGATTAATTATATACTCTGATATATTTTGTGAACCCAGATTACATGCCCCATCTTTAGGAAGAGGTTGTTCCCCACAAGGATTGCAAGTTTCTATTTGATAAGAATCAATAAATTCCATTAAATTATAATTTCTAAATCTATTTACAAATAAAACACCAGGTTCTGCATTATTATGTGCTTGTTTAATTAATAATTTATAAAGTTTAATTGGAACAATTTCATATGAAATACTTTGATTTTCATAAGTTTTATTAATTATCAGTGTATATTCTATTTGATCTTTATAAGATTTATCTACTAATTTCATAAAATCATCATCAATTTCTACTGATAAATTCGCTTTATTTATTCTTGTGAGATCAGATTTAATTGTAATAAAAGTATCAGCCTCTTTGTGTGTTATATCAATTGATAACATTAAAGCTCCTTTACGACTTCCACCTTGTTTAAGTGAATTAGTTGTTGCGTTAAACATCTCCATAAATGGAACTATTCCATCTGATTCATATCTTCCTTTAATTAAAGTTCCTTTGGGTCTTATTTTAGATAATGAAACTCCTTGCCCACCTTGGGCTTTATAAGTTAAAGCCAGCTTAGTATTAACATTCATAATATCAACTAAATTATCTTCAACATATCCAGCAGAATAACAATTAGAATAGCTTCCATTGTTTAGTCCCCTATTACTTAATGTTCTTCCCCCAAATAGAAACTTCTTTTCTTGTATTAATTTTTTAACATCAGGATCATTTCCAGACACTCTATTAAACCAATTTTCTAAAGATTCATTATTGTATCTATATTTTCCTTCCCATATTTTTTTACCCAAATCGGTATTTAACCACTGTTCTATTTGCATATATTAGATTTTATATTTCCAAGTAAACCCTCCGGAAGTCTTCCGTGTCCCTTTACATACTTTTATTATACCACTTGCATCAATATTTAATTTTTCAGAAGCATTTTTAATGGATTCCCAATTTTTAATAAATTCTCCTGATTTTGAATATTGAGATATTTGTTTTTTATGTGAATTTCCAATTTTTAATTTAGTTTCTTCTGAGACTATTTTGCCTTTTTGTGCTTTAGATATTTTTTGTTTTGTTTCGTCTGAATGTTTATTTCCTAAACAATTAGTATTTCCAATTCTATTAATAGAGAATTGTCTTTTCGTTTCTTCTGAATGTTTATGTCCCAAAATTCCTCCACCACCTAAAGTACAATTATATCCATTACTATAACTGTCATAGTAACTTATATATGCTATTTCTAATTTATCTAAGATTGTTTTTAGTTTATCTTTATCACACAGAGTAATATCTTTTGTTTTATATATCTCTTCATATTCTAAATTATCTATTCCATATTTTTTTATAGCATTACCAAACTTAGTATTAGTTTTACTAGTTATATGTTTATGACTATTTTTTCTATTATTACTAGAAACTGTTTGTCCAATATAAATTTTACCCGATGGGCTGGTATATTTATATATAATTCCTACTTGCATTATGCTAATAATTCTATCTCTAATATTGCTGGTTCAATTCTAATTCTACCTAAAGCAATTAATCTATCTAATGTGTGTTCTGAATTAAGTCGCCTTAGAATATTATTAAATAATACTATATTAGCTCTATGTGACTTACCTTTTCCAGCATGATCTTGTACTTTAACTGTGTTGCCTTCAAATAAGTTTTGAATAGCAAAGTTAACTTGTCTTGTTGTATTTCCAGATGCTCTATCTGGATCAAATTCCATTTCTATTGTAGATACTACTGGAGCATCTACAATTGTAATTACTGTTTTTTTCATTTTTATTTTTAAAGATAAAGCCCACTATTTATATAATGGGCTTGGTTTCTTGAATGAAGTTCATGTGAATTATCTTGTTAAAATTGTTAATGTATCTAACATCTTTCAATGCCAATCGCTTAGATTGTTATTACGCAATTCTCTGTTCTCACATACTGCAAACATATTTTACCATTGTTTTCTTAATTTCCCGTGATTGCTAGTAACATCACCAGCTAATTCGGGATTATATTTTCTAATTGTTTTTGATATAAATTTTTTAGATGGATTACCCAGCTTTAACTGTATAGCGTGATAAGTTTCTCCATCTTCTCTTAATTCAATGATTCTCTCTTCTAATTCAGTCATAATATTTTAATTTAACTTCTATTTATCTATTTGCAGGCTCGACAAGAGTTGAACTCGCATCGTGCGGTTTTGCTTACCACTACAGTTTTCACTGCCATAAAATGTTTGTGGTCTGGACTATATCTTCACCTTATACTAAACTTAGGTGGAGGATCATCTAGTCTCTACGGGCTGAATTACTTCATTCCCTCGGTATTGCCATCAACATTATTTGTTAAGGTTTCACCGATATTATCCTCTCCATCCATAATGTTTCCACTATGAAGCTCCATTAGATTAAAATTATTTTTATATTCTTTCAATTTATTTATTGAGATAGAAGAAGTATAATTTTGACTAAAAGATATTGGAATCATATATACATCTTCAGTTTCTAAATCTACTCCTACAAAGTAATCTATCTCTTCAGCTGTATATAAATGCGTTTTATGTTCAGTTTTATTATGAGTCATTTTTCTCATTGGAACACTTTTATACCCATTTCTCTTTTCTACTGTTACTGTTTTTATTTGAATACGTAAATATTTATTATCTTTTTCTATAATCATATCTACTTTACCATTTTCAATAACTGGCTTAAATACATTAAGCCCATTTCTAATCAATTTTTGTTCTACTATTAAAGAGCCTAAATAACCCTTCTCAATTTTTCCTATTTCCATAATTTTAATCTGCTAAAGACCGCTGTGTTACCATTACACCACGAGCCTATTTTTTAACTATATCTCTTCTAAGATTTCTTTCAGTATTCCTGCATCTATCTCGGTAAGTAAATATCTTCCACCACCCTCTTTGTTAATATCTTCATAAATTTCCATTTCATCCTCAAAAAATCTGATATTCCATGTATCTTTATTCCATTCATCTCTATTTTCACCTCTAGTAAATCCATACTCTAATAAATATGACTCTATTATTTCATTTTCTTTCATACACAAATATACGAATATTTTTGGCTAAAAAACAATAATTAGTAAAAAAGTTAAATCAATATATATAAACCATATTTAAAGTGTTATTCTTATTAAAATGTTTAATAATAATATCGTGCAGTACTTGTATATAAGTATAATAATTCTATTTCAAAAAAATCTATATTTTTATATTTTTTCCGGTGAATTATTGTACTTTTGTATATAAGAATATATAGCAATGTGATGAGGGTAGTCCTTTAGAGAATTAATTGATTCAAAATTATATTGCTGAAGTTTAACCTTAAATATTTTAATTATGAAAAGAGTAGAATTGAAGCCGACTGCAAAAGTATCGGTTAGTAAAAGTGTGTTGAAAAAATACAAAGTAGATAATCAAGATGTATATTTCTTGAAAGATGGAACAGAATTTGAGATAGAATTATTTAATCCATTACAAGAAACTGTGTTATGTAATATTATTTTTAATGGAAAGAAGAGTAATAATGAAGGATTAGTTTTAGAGCCGGGTCAAAGAATTTTTTTAGAACGGTATTTAGATACTAATGATAAATTTCTATTTAATACATATGAAGTAGAAGATAATGATGAAGTAAGATTTGCAATAGCGGAAAATGGATTAGTAAGAGTTACTTTCCATAAAGAATCTTTTAATTATTCTTATAATGTTAATGGCTGGGTAACTCCAAATATTATTGATATGGATAATTGGACATCTCCAAACATATTTTATTGTAATACTACAGGTACAAGTATAGATAGTTTTGCTACAATTACTAATAGTGTAATGACAACAGCTAGTGGAAATTTATCAACTAATACAGTAACATTAGATGGAATTATTGAAACTGGAAGAATTTCTAAAGGGAATGAATCTGATCAAGCTTTTACTTATGTAAATAAAGATTTTAATATTTATTCATTTTCTCATGTAGAATTTAAACTATTACCTAATACATACAAACCTAAAACAAGTAAAGACTTAAAAGTAAGAACATATTGTACACAGTGCGGAAAAAAGGCTAAAGTTAAAAGTAAATTCTGTTCTGCATGTGGAAATAAATTATAAATAAATGAAGAACTGACTGGAATTACATAAAATTAAAAAGTTACAAAAAGGGAATGTAATTCCAACAGTAATTGTATATGGCAAAGAAAAATATAAAGAAGAACTAAAGAAACAGCAAGGTAAGTATTTAGCTGACATGAATAAATACAGTAAAGATAGTACTCAGTGGGTTAATGCTAATAAGGCTTATCAGGCTTATCAGGCTAGTTTAAGTGTTTATAATGGTTCTAAAGTTCAATGGGATATTATGAATAATAAGAATGTGACCGAATGGAATAGTAGATTAAAAAGAATTAGCAATGATTCAATCAAATGAATTCTGCATTAGACTTAAAGAAAATGGTAAATACATTTCCAGTTTTAGGTGGAGCAGCAATAGGAATTAATGAAATTTTTAAAAAACAAATAGGTGGTTCAATTGATTGATTAGGAACGTTAAAAAAGAAGAGATTTCTCCAACCTAATAGTCCTAAATTACCAAGTGGTACAAAAGTACCTTATAGAGAAGGAAGTAATTCAGAATTATCGATGTCTATTGGTGGAGAACAAGGTGAACCTGCTTATCTTATACCAACTTTTAAGTATGGAGTACCACTAAAAGACCCAAGAGGTGAGTATAGAAAAACAGGAGAACATCTTGGAGGACCATTTAAGACTTGACAAGACTTGACAAGAAGCAGATAAATGAGGTATAAATGTAAGACATCCTTACGTAGAGAAGAATCAAAAACTTCCATCACCTCTTAAATGATGAGGTAAAACAAACATAAATAAATAAACATGGCTAAAAAGTACATTAAAGGAAAAGCCGCACCACTCAAAGAAGGGCAAGTACGTGTAAAATCAGGTGATTCTTTATGAAGACTTGCTGCAAAATACACAGGTAGCGGAACTAATTGGAAACAATTAAATGGAGGTAAGAAATTAATTAAACCCGGAGATATAGTTGACATTCCAAAAAATATATGGAATCCTGAAGTAGAGATTGATGGAAAGAAATTAAGGTGAAGGAGTAAAGAATATAAAGAAGCTTATGCACGAACAACAGATAAAGAAGGTGATGCAAAACAAGCTCGAAAAGATCTTTATGCTGGACAAGCTAAAAAAGGTGGAGATGCTGCAAGAAAAGCATCTGGCACTTTTGCAAAGGAAGCTGGTGCAACAGTAATGAATGCGATGGATATGCCAAGAAGATTGGTAGCTGCAACAACCAATGATGACTATTCATATAAAGATGCACTACAATTTTTTGGAACACAAGACTATAAATCTGTAGTAGGTGATGAATATGCAGCAGCACATCCAGGAGTGGCAGCAGCTGCTGATATTGGAACAGGTTTGTTAGCATGAAACCTTCCATCCATTACAAGATCTATTGCAAAAACAGGAGTAAATGCATCTAGAAATGCAGCTACAATAGCAAAACATGCAGATGATGTAGCTAGAGTTAATTCTACAAAATATGTACAAAGAGCAAGAGCAGTAAAGGATATTAATAAAGGTATTAAAAGTCCTTCTGGACATACAGCACCAAATAAAGAAGCATTTGCTGCTCCAGCAAGAGGAAGTATTCTCCCAACTCCAACAGTATCTACAGTTAGAGAAGGTAGTAGAGGTGCAGGTAATGTTTCTGGTTATACTAAAGTAGGTAAAGTAAGTAAAGGAACAGGAACTAAAGGGCAAGGTTCAGGATGGTTATCGAAAAGAGGTAACGTAGGTGGAGGACAAGTAAAAGGTGGACATGTACAATCACCTTTAAGAATACCTAATGTTAATATGGGTCCGGTACAAGGTCCAGTATATTCACCTTTCATTCCTATTCCGGGATTGCCAGGAGGTATTGCACCACCAGTTATTACACCAGAACCTAAATCAAGGATAGAAACTAGAACTCCAGGACGATCTTCATTGAGCGAGTTATTTATAGAAAATAATATAACTCCAGGAGATACAATGGTAATGCCAGGAGGTGAACAAATAAGATACAATCCTGAACCAGATAGTACTTGAGTTCCAAGATACTTTGATATAGAAGCTAGGAATACATATGATGAGGATGCAGATAATGTAACTAACCAAAATTGGATTCCAAGAGCATCAGATGTAACATATAAGAAAGGTCAAAAATCTGTTAATAAGTATTATCCTGCAGTTCCAAAAGGAGAGGTAAGAACAAATGATTATTACCCAGAAGTAGTAGGTGGTAAACCTACATACAGACCTATTAAATATCAACAAGGTGGGAAAATAAAGGGTGATAAAATGGGTAATGGCAAACCATTAAGAAGTGGTTTTAAAAAGACTACTTATATAAGTGAACATGCTAAATTAAAAGCAAAAAGAGATTCATTAAAAGCATTACCAAATGCTAATAAGATGAAAATTAAAGCTAAAATATATGATAATGAACAAGCCATTAAAGATTTAAAAGCTTCACAGAAACCTAAAGTTTATATTAAGAGAAAGAAGAAAACTATTAAAAAACAAGATGGTGGAGTAATGCCTATAGGAATAGGTAATACTGCAAATATAATAAAAGAGTTCAGAAATATAGGTAGACCTCTTGGAAAATTTAATCGTTTAGTAGATCTCCTGTTGCAAATCCAGTAGGTAAATCTATTAATATGAATCCTACCAAAACAAGATACCTTAATCCAAAACCTGGTATAGCACCAGTAAATCCAGCAGGTAAGTCAATAGACTTACTTCCAGGAATAAAACCAAGAGCTTAAAACAAAAAATCCCGACACTTTAATTAGTATCGGGATTTTTTATTGTATCTGTTAATATTACATCATCTAATGCATCTTTTGTTATTCCATTAGTTTCCTTGCCAAAAGCCAATTCTCTTAAAAGAGTAACCATAAAAGATTCCTCAGCTATATGCCTAACCTCTATACTAGGTATTTCTTTTATATAAATAGCTACTACTGAAAGTATTATTATGTTTTAATAATATTCTATATTCACATCTATTCTTTGTATAGAATATTCATAAGAAAGTAGTGCTTCATTTATTAATTCTTCTGTAATCACTATAGTAAATCTTCAAGTATATCTAACGTATTAAATGTGCACTCTAAAGTACCTATTATATGAGTTATATAATCTTCTATTTGTCCTATTATACCAGGAGCTTCTACTGGAACTTCCATATTTTCTTTAACTATAGGTATTCCAAAAAGTTTACCTCTTATTATATCAGCTCTATCTTGAACTATAGTAGTATTAGTATTTATTGCCTCTAAATCACATAAAATTTGTTGAAATCTACTATTCTTCTTTTGCTCTGCTTCTTTTGTCATTATCATTTTTTATAAGTCTTCATAATATATATATCCATTTATTTCCAGGTCGGACCTTCCTATATCTATTATTGTTTGTTCAGCATCTATAAAGTTATCAAATATTAATGCATCATCTATTATTCCAGTTAAATAACACACTCCATGGTCATGTCGTTGTACTCACCTTTTATGTTGAGTAGCTTTTAATATTCATTCCATTACATTGCAACAGCAGTTACTCCATTTATATTATAAAATCCATGTTCTACTACTTTAAATCTATCTTTATGTACAATACTATCTTTATAAGTTTTAGCTTCTTCAATTGTATCTGTTCTAATACAATCATAGTGATCACTTGTTAATGTAGTTGTACCTTTTGTAATCTCTTTAACATATAATCTTGAATCTTTGTGTTCTATTAAATATTTAATATATTCCATTTCATTCTATTTTTTCTACTTCAAAACCATCTGGTGCTTTTTCATTTGCTTCTTCATAAGTATAATACTTATCTGCCAAAAGTGTACTATTGGTAAATATAACTTTACCTTTCTTTATGTTATATACGTAATTACCTGTTTTTATATGCTTAATTACAAACATATAGTTATTAAATTCGTCCATTATATAGATTTTTAACATGTAAAGCGTCCTGAATAACTGTAGGACTAAAATGTTTTTGTAATTTCTTATTTATAATAAGAGTAACCAAGTGTTTAATTATTATTTCACATTTCTCTTGATATTTTAATTCAGCACTTTTAGAATAGAAAGCTACCTTATAGCCGTCTTCAGTAATTATCATATTCCTATCAATAACTCAAGTTTCGATATCTTTTTCGGCTAGCTCACTTGAGTATTGCACAATTGCATCATGTAACTTTTCGCTATCACTCAACCCTTCTTTTATATCAACCACATCAGTTTTTAAAGGAATTGAGTAATATACTATATCTCTATTTTCCATAAATTCAATCTTTATAATTTAATTGCATGTTCTATCATTAAATCCATCTGTTCTAATACAATTTCACGTAAATCAATCCATTTACCAAAAAATTTATATTTATAATCTTTATTATGTTCTTCTTTAAATAATCTACAATATCGGATAACATCACTAAGTAGTTCTGCTTGTTCTTTTGTAGTTTCTGATTCTCCACTATAGTATTTACTAAAGGCTTCTTCTATTATATCTTTATACTCTTTTTGTGTCATTATAAATTTACTATATCACTATTATCTTTTAGGTGCATCTGTTTCTTTAAACTATCCACTTCTTTAAGTAGATATTGTATAGTCTTATTATTTTCATCTTGTCCTTCTTGTAATAGATTTACCTTTTTATCTATAAATAGTATAGCCTGCCCAAGCTTTTCTAACTGAAAGAACTTTATATTTTTAGATAGCCCACTATCGGATTTATTCATGACTAGTGCACCTTCTTCTTCTAAAGAATTATCATAAGTTTTAATCTTATACTCCGATAAATTAATCTTACTAGAGAGTTCTCTATTGTTGTATGAGGTTTTTCCTATATTATGTTCTTTAATCATGTGTTGTTGAGTTGCTATCAAGTATGCTTTTTCTCTTGGAGGGACATTATTATCTAAAAAGTCATAACTAAATCTTTCAAATAAACCTTTTTGTGTACTAAATTTGTATATATGCTTTCTTCCGTCCTCTGTAATTTCTATCCATTCTTCTTCTTCTAAAATCTTTATAGATTTTCTTATTGTATTTATGGAGAATTTGCATTTAATTGATAAAGTCTTTAGAGATGGAAAGGCTTGTCTAGTACCATTATTCATGTACCTCTTAATAGTAAGATATATGAATAAGTCATTAGGAGTTAATTTGCCTGATTTTGTCATGTTATGAGGTAGTTGTACATGTTGTTTATTCATTCTATAAAGATACAAATTTTTTGATACAATCTTTTATATTTGTATTAAAAAGTTTATAAATAATTTTAAGTAATGTTAAAGTTCAATAATCTGAGGAAATATTATATCAAAAATCAAACTATAATTTTTAAAAGTATTTTGAAGGTACTCTTTTGATTTTTGATACAATTATTTGATTTTTGATACGATTTTTAAAGCCACTGATAACTAACTATATTTAAACTAAGGTAATGCGAACTACATTTAAAGCCCCGTAGGTTCCATAATTTTGGATAATCAATTTAAAATGCGTTTTAAAAAAGTGTATGGAAATCTTACAATAGTATATAACGCGCGCACGTGATAAAAAATTTTGAGAGAGTAAATAGCGAAAATATGAAAATGTTGAAAATAAAGTTCTAACACAATCTAATCTAATTATTTTGAAAAAAAATTAAATTTTTTTCTAAAAATTTTTTTAAATTTATTTTGCATACGGGAGACGTGTTTCCCAATTTACCCCCATCCTAAAAGGGCGGGAAAGTGTAAACTTAACTAACCAAAGCAAACGAAATTTTAATAATACTAAAAATTAAATTATGGCATTAGAAAGATTAACAGTAACAGGCAGAACGGCATCCGACATTAAGAAAGCTGGCAAAGGTTTAATAAATCCTCGAAAATATGAAGATTCAAACCTTTACAGTTTACCGTTGAAAGGTACGTTTACAGATTGGGGCATTCATAAGAATAAAATTCTGGGTTCAATTGCTCATTATAACGTAATGATAGCAAAGGACAAAGAAGGAAAAAAATATGAATATTCTGTTTCAGCTATCCAAAAAATGTTGAACAGAACAATCAAAAAAGCCTCAAAGGGCATTTTAACCCGAATAGGAGGAGATAGTAAGTGGAAAGACCATTTCAAGTTAGAAGGGGCTAAACCTATCAATCCAGACTTTATGGGCGACCAGTCCAAAATAATCGAATCACTTTTGGATAAAAACTTTGAAATTGAAGAAATTACAGGTTTCACCGCAAAATTTACAGATAAAGAAGAGGAACAGGAAGTTTTGCTAAAAAATGGAGTAATTTTGACATTGGTTTAAAATTCTTGAACAGCACACTTTGTGTGTTGTTCAATTTTTTTGCATTAGCCCGTATAACGCACACTTATAACTACTACCTTAAAACCGTATAATGAAAGTAGTAAAAGGTATTTATAAACAAAACAATATTATAACTGAACAAGGAAAGAATATTTCTTGTGTTACTTATGGTAGTATATCAACAGAAATCACTGGTAAATTAGCTTATTTACACCTAGCTACTATAGATGGGTATAAAAATGTAATTTATCAATATGTTCTGATAGATGAAGATGTTTCAGAAGAATAACTTAGGTTATTTTAACAGAAAGACTGGAAGTTATTGAGTAATGTATATTACATTACAGTGAAGAAGGATAATAACTTAGGGAGATAACTTTCAATCGAAGAAAGTAAGCTAACAATTCGCAATAATTTTTATCCAAGTTATGAAAGATTGTTAGTTTATGATGAGATTAAGAGAGAATTTATTATATTCAAACATATATGTTATTAAAATTGAGTTCGTTTGCTTAATTAATTCAAATTTGTAATTTATTTTTTGAAAATGTATGACAGTGATGATGCGCGTGTATCAATCACTGTCACATTCTCAAATTTTCAAGCATTTCAAACATTTTATTTTATTTCAATAAAATTCCCTATATGCTAATTTATAGAATTTAACTCATTTTATAAATTATCATTTAACAAGTATTTTAATTCAAAATTAAATATTATTTAAACTCAAATCATTATGACAGTAGAAAGGAGTATTTCTAGAGAAAAAAAAGAAGTAATAATGCCTCTTTTTTCAGTAAAAAGTGAAACAATCACTTATAAAATAGCTACAGTAAAAGCAGTTGATAATTTAACTGTATCATTCAATCAGTTTGCATTAGTTTGGTTTATTAAAGGTTCAGCTTTTATAGGCAATGAAGCAAATTCAAATTTTATTTTGTTATCAAACATAACAAATAAATTATTTGATGTAACTGAACGTACATTTGATAAATCATGTGAATTAACTTTAACAGAACAAAGTTTTAGGACTCTGATAGCATGGTTATCAGCTCGTATTAATTATTGTCAAATGGAACGTAAAAGTAACATCGCAAGAATTTCAAAAATGTACATGCATGAAACTATGTTGGATATGAAACAACTTAGAATTGATATGTCTGAATGTTTAATTATACGAGATGTCAACTAAGTATCAAGATTATACAGCAATAGTAATTGTGGAAGATGTAGCAAAAATTGCATCTTCTCATAATTTACTTGCTGAAGTAATATATTCTGCTTTAGAATATATGAAAAAAAATCCAAAATCATCTATTGGTACTGCTATTCAAATGGGTGAAGGAGAATGGATTAAATAAAAAGGTATGTATATTTCAAAATTAAATATCTTTTTAGATAATGACATTAAAACTGAAAAAGAATTACATACATTTAAGTATTATTTTGTTATGGGTATTAGAACAGAGGAATTTGCTGCTAATAGTGCTATGGCAAGTAGTTGTAGAAAATGTATAAATAATTTTAAAAAATTATTGAGCTGACAGTAATATTTAATCGCAATTAAGTCGCTGTCCGAAACAAATGTACTGTTAAAGTACAAGCATTTGTTTCTTATTTTAATTAATTAATTAGTCTTCATTATAATCATTAGAGACAAACAACTTAGAGGATTGATTCTCAAATATCATGTATAATTAAATTATAAACACCTTTGTCCGAGGTACTATTAGCTTACCCATTGGGAAGACGTTAAGTGGACAAACTAATACCTGCATGTATTAAAACTGCAATTATGTCGTCCAATTGACAATATAATTGGATATCCGCTTTAATACCTCTAGTTATAGCTTACGGATATAAAACATGAGGAATAACCAAGTGCTAATGCTTAAATGAACTTTATTTGTTTGGCTTGGTTATAAAATATATTTCGTAAAGGAGAGTTCTATTTCCTTTATTATCCGTCGAGGGGAAGTTATTGAACTTCCCCTTCTTGGATAAACAATACTCTTGAGGACGTTCTGGTCCTCATTTGTAATCGGTGTTTCAATGTGAGGAAGCTATTGAGTCTCCTCTTTTTACTAACTTAAATCAAATTTATGCATCTATTTATTTCTATTGCATTAGCAATTCATTTTACTAATTTAATAGCATTTATGTTATTAAGTAATGGATTAAGGAAAATAAACAAAGAAAGATGGTTCACATGGACTATGCTTTTAGGATTAACAAGTATATTACTTATAACAGTTATACTTGGTTTAAATCCTGTTACATAAAATACTTTGAAGAACACTCAAGTTCTTCATATGTGTATTTGGGGAAACTAGGAGGAGTTATTGAGCTCCTCCTTTCACACATCAAGATATACTAATATTTCATAACTATTAGTGTATTTTAAGTTTTTAATAAAAAACAATTTAATAGTTACTTTTTAAATTCAAATTAAATTCAAATCAAATGGTAATTAACAATGATGGTAAATTAGCTTCAACAGCTGAACAAATTTCTGGAGAATTAGAAAAAATGATTCTTGAAAAATATACAACAGAGCAATTACGTGTTGCTTATGTGAATTCTTTAAATAGTCCTGTAACTTATGTTGATCATAAACTTTGGATTGCTTTTAAATTTGAAGATGGTTCAACATTAGCTTTTTCATTAACAGGAAATGACCAAGAAAAAGAAATATAGTATGGTAAAGGTGTTTGGTTTACCACACCTTCATGAAAATACTGCAATTAAATTTAATTCAACTGGTTTATCATTATCAGTTGGATTAAATGTTGAAGCTCCTATTGCATTTGTTCTTACTTATAATAATTTTGATGGTATGGTATTTAAAGGTAAGTATATGCAACTCTATAAATTAGCTATTAATATTCCTGCTCAATATATTAGTAATGCAACTATTATTAATGAACAAGCTCGTTTATTAGCAATGGTACAAGCCGATATTGCAATAGCTAAAATTGGTACATATTCTTTTGTACCTTTAATTAAAAATGTACCTACATTTCTTAGTAATCAAGAAATAAATAAACAATGATATGATTTGAGTTCCAAAGCCTCTTCGGAGGTGGCGGATACTTATAACAATGCTTTTTCATCATTTTTAATAAATGATAATGCTTTTAAATTATTCTACTAATATAGGGTTTAAAAGCTAAAAAACAAATAACATCCCAAGTTATTGAGGGCAGCAAGTTTCTTTTTATCGAATTGATTGATAGTTCGCGAATATGAAAAGTTTTAGCTGTAAAATACATTAATCATTAAAATTTAAAATTATGACAAATGAAATTAAATTAAGTAAATATCTTAAGGCAATTAAGACTTTACTACAGTTACAAAACAAAGAAACACGTTTAATTGATGTAACTATGAGTCAATTTGTAAAGACACATAAGTTATCTCCAAGTTTTTTTACAGCATTAGGGAGAAAAGATATTATTCATATTAAAAAAGGTGCTTATAATAAGCGTTATTTTTATGCTAAAATGTATCCAAATCAAATTGATCCAAAACATGCAAAAGATGTAATTGAAATTTGTAATAAAATTTCAGCATCTTATACAAAAAAACCAAAAATTATTGATAATTCTGTTATTGCTAAATTAGCAAAATTTAACAAATTTGTTAATAACAATAAACTGGAAAGTACTAGAGTTAAAATATATCGGAATAAAAATAATCATTCAGATACATTTGATTCTATTGATGAAGCAATCAAACGCAATTTATTTCTTGGAGATTATGAAACTCATTATATGATTGATTCTCCAAAAGAAAGAGCAATTAAAATGATTAGTTTGAATTCAACTGTTACTGCTAATACTATTAAAGTATTACAAGATGCTTTAGTGAGTGTTAAACGTATTAGTAAAGTTACTCCAAAACATGGTGTAGTGATTACAAATGGTCGAAAGAAACGTGTTGTAAATCCAGGTAAAAAAGAATTTCAAGCTGAGTTAAATCGATTGTATCAAAGAATTCTTGCAGCTAAAGGAAATAATTTAAAATCAGCTCAATTGAGATTAGAACGTGTTCAATATTATATTGATAATAAAAAAGTACCATCTCGTACTTTTGGTGATTTTCAATTATATAATGATACTATTACAAATATATCTGTATAATAATAATTCTTATATTGCTTATTGCATTATAAGTAGGTAGTGACTGACACTAATGGTTAATGTTGTTAATTGATTGCCTTAGTTAACAACAGCTCCTCATATTTGTATGGGGAGCTTTCATTGAAATTTGTGGAGAGGAAAAATATTTTAAACTAAGTTTAGTAAAACATTCACATCATCTGGTCCAAACTAATGGAGAAAGAATGAAAGAGGTGCGATGCCTTAAATTACTTAATATTAATATTATGAAAAATATAGGAAAAAAAATTAGAGTTGGAAATAAATTATATATTCCCTCTTCTTTTCATGTTTATCGTGGTGTTGATGATTTTATCGGAGGAATTGCTGTTATCAAAAAAATTGAAATGAGCAAGATTCTTCCAATTACTCATATTAACAGTACCATGGTGGTTTTTGAAGAAAGACCTAATATAAAATATAACTTGCGAAGTATTATTGAACAACAAAGGGATCTAAAAAGGAAGTTTGGAAAAGCAATTGCTCATCCAGATTCTGATTTAAGACCTAATTTTAATCAGCCGAAAGCTGATTGGCATTGATTGATGATTATGTATTTAGAAGATTGGTAAAACTAAGTAACTTGCACTTGTTGATGAAGCACATGAACTTATTCTTAAATTTAATAAAACTATTTGGACAAAGAAAGAACTTTTAAATATAATAGCCGAATTTGAATTTGATGATGGTAAAATACCTGATCCAATTGGTTTATTAAATCGTTTTTTTGATGAATTACATTATCCTTTTAAAAAATAATTATGAAAAAAACAGATGTAGTTATATATTGTGTAAATGAAATACAATATGAAGAAATAAAAAAGCATATTATGTCAAATAAAGATGCTTGGCGTTCAATTGATACTTGGCAAAAAGTAGGACAATATCATCCATGTATTAATATTACTAGTGGTACTCATGGTTCATATAAAATTATGAATAATTTTTATAATATTTTAACCTTTGAACAGTGGAAAAAACCAATTAATTTAACAACTGGTTTAGATTTAATAACTAATTTAATAGGTATATAATGAACAAAATAAAATTTAAATATGCTCCTGGTCAACGAGTAAAGGATAAAATGACTGGTTTACAAGGTATCATTAGTGCTTCAATAATAAATATTGATAAATGTCATCAATCTAGTGTACAACCATTTTCACCAGATGCTAAGACTATGTTAGATTCTTGGATTATTGATAATGAACAACTTATGACTCTTCGTGGTGGAGATCTTAGTGGTGTTAATGAACTTGATAATATTAAAATATTTGAAGTTGAGTTTAAATTTACTCCAGGTGATGTTGTAAAAGATAAAACTCTTGGTGTTAAAGGCACTATTACTAAAGCATTATATTATCTCAACCGTTGTATTCATTATTATATAATACCTAAAAGTAAAGATTCTGTAAAAATTGCAGAAGTAGTAGTATGTAGAGAACAATCTTTAGAACTTATTAAACCTGTAAAAGTTAAAAAAGAAGAAGAAAAACCATTAGGTGGACCCTCAATCAAAAGTATAAGACTATGAGTAAAAAATCTAAAGCTACATCTAAACAAAAAAGATTAGTAAAAAAACGTGCTATTAAGATGGCTAATAAAGCTAAATATCAAGGATGGGCACATGATGGACAAAATACTAAATCTAAAAGAAGTAGAAAAGGAAATGCTAAAATGAGGTTAGCTAAAGCATTTCCTCATTCTAGTGGTTTTTGTGGTAATTTAGCATGTATTAAATGTTATTCAATTAAAATGACCTAATTAAGCAAATATTAATCTATGAATCAACTTACTTCAAAATTAGTTATAAATTAAATAGTTGATTTACTTTATTATATATATTATGAAAAAAAATATTGTCGCTTTTCAAAAAGGAATGATTATTCCTGTAAATGATGCACAAAATAACCGTATTATGGTTAGTACTATGCAAATTGAATTACTTAAACTTGGTTATATTTTAACTGAAAATGCTTTTGCATCATTAAGTAAATCAGATCCTTCATTTATTGAAGAATGGTTTAATGATGTTGTTAATTATTTGAAAGAATGGTTAGACAAAGAAAAACATCAAACCATTTATAAAAGTTTTCAAACCGTAATTGATACTTCTCTTGAACAGTTGTTTTATCAACAATTGTATTCATATTGGCATGGTGGTGCTATGAATTTTGATGACACAACCAAAGAACAAATTAAGTATGAAGAAGTTGAATGGAAGGAAATTAAACTTGGTACTGAAGAAGATTTTAAAAATATCTTTAAAAAATTAGCACAAACTATTACTGCACTAATGCCTCAAGATTTTGTTGTTATTGAATGGTTTGCAAAAGAATATCGTTATTACAATATGCCAAATACTATTCCATTTAAAGAAAATCTTTGTATGCTTGCTGCTTTAGGATTAAATGTTCCTGTTAAAACTCCTACTGATGTATTACGTATTGCTTTTTATTTTTCAACTGGTAAATCTGATTTAATTATACCTCCAAAACAAATATATTTTAATAGAAGTTTCAGAGATAATCCTGAAAGAAAGGATAGTAAATGGAAACTTACGAATCCTGAAAAAAGAATTGTAATGAATTTACTTGAAAAAGTAGCAGATATTGCAGTTATGAAAGAACGTAAAAAAATGTGGCGTATTTTAGCACATCATTTACATCCAACTAAGTTTGAAGAAATTTATCCAAAAGCTGTTAATGCTTTACGTACAATGGATCGTAAACATCCAATGCATAAAAAAATTAAAACTTTTAATTCAAAAGTCCATAATGCTCCTGATTTAGAAATTAAATTACATTTTCTTAAACAAAGACCAGGTACTTTAGCAAGAATGTTAAATGCTTTATTGTTTAATGAAGACAATACAAAAGTATTAATAGCATTTCAAGAAGTTGGTATTAATATATCAAATAAAGTATTATTTGAAGTAATAACATATTTTGAAGGAAGAACCATTATAAATAATGACCGTAAGGTTTTTATTCCTGGTTCTAAAAAACCTGTAAAATTACCTACATTGCCAGTAATGTCTGAAGCAATTGTAGATAATATAGAAAATACTATTTGGGATATTTTATCTGCAAAATTTGTATTACTTGATTCTTTAGGTAAAGTATATCTTGATGAAGAATTAAAGAAGATTCCATTGCCAGCTAATTTAAGAAATATGGAAGAATCATTAACTCCTATTATTAGAGGTCAAAGAATGCCATTAGCATTAAACAAGCGTTATGCAATTATTTATGCAGCTTGGGAAGGTAGAAGTGATCTAGATGTTTCAGCAAGTATTATTACTAAAAATGGAGATTTAGAAAGAGTTGGTTGGAATGCAAGTCCAAGATTAAAAGGTATTACTTTCTCTGGAGATAACACTGGTAATTATCAATATAATTCAGAAATGATTTGTGTTGATATGGAAAACACTAATATTAAATATGTATTATTTCATGTTAATGTTTATAGTGGTGGAACTTTTGCTAATATTAAATCTATTGTAGGTATTATGTCTAGAAATGATGTATTTGTTTCAAAACAATATAAACCTGAAACAGTTCAACATGCTATTAGACCTACTTGCAATTTAAGACAATTAAATGCATTTATTTTTGATGTAGAAACTAAAGAATGGTTAATTATTGATGAAGCTGATGACAATCAAGTTGCTTCTCAACGTAATATTGTTGAATATATTAATACAATAGCTACATTACCAAAAATTTCAGTGTATGATTTAATGTTATTACATGTTGCAGCAAGAGCTAAATCTTTAGTCTCAACAATTGAAGAAGCTGATACTGTGTTTATGTTTGATGATTTTAGTAAAGATTATACTGAAACTATTAAATATATGTTGTAAAATAATTTAATCTCTAATGTAAGTTACTTCAGCAATTAGGAACCAGTGTCTGTATAGGCGTACGTGGTTTGAATCCCGTTATCCTTGTTATTTTTTAAAGGATATGGCGAAATTGATAGACGCGCTGGTTGCATTACTTATATTATTTTGTTAAATTTGAAGATATTCACCTGTTGGTGATTTTATTAAAATTAATGTTTATGAAAGAATTAATTGAAAACACTATCGCAGATGGTGTTGTAGATGCTGACGAAGTTCAGATTCTACGTAAAGCTATCTATGCAGATGGTAAAGTTGATGAGGATGAAGTTTTAGCAGTATTCGAAATTAATGATGCTGTAAGTGGTAATGACAATCATTCCAGTTGGAAAGATTTAGTAGTAGAAGTTGTATGTGATTTTGCATTAAAAGATGATGTTAGTCCTGGTGTTGTTGATGCTGATGAAGGTAAATTTCTTGCTGATCTTATCATGAATGATGATGAAGTAGATGTTGTTGAAACAGCTGTTTTAGTTGCATTGAAAGAAAAAGCTACTGCTATTGAATCAGTAGAATTAAATGAGTTGTTAGCAACTCTTTAATGAGTGAAACTCAGAATATTTTTGAGTTTTTTAAAGTTTTATTTATTTAATTTTTAAAGTATATTTGCGATGGAAGAAAAAAATCTTGTTAAAGGTCAAAAATTTGATCTTACAAAAGGAAATGCTGCATTAGCTGCATTAGCTGTAAATTTGAAATGGAAAGAAGGAACTGGTGGTAATGCTATTGATCTTGATGCCTTTATGGTATGTATAAAAGATGGTGAAGTAGTTGATACTTTGTATTTTAATACTCCAAAAGTTAATGAAAAACCAACATTATTTGATGGAGCTTTAATACACAGTGGTGATGATCTTACTGGCGCTGGTGGTGAAGTAATTGTTGCAAAATTGGCTGAACTTGTTGATAAAGTTGATGTAATGTATCCTTGTGTGAATATTTATAATGCAGGTGGTAAAAATTTTGGACAAGTTGAAGGTGCTGGTATTAAATTTTCAAATGAAGCAAATGCTGATGAAGCTATTGCTGATTATGATCTTAATGAAGATTATTCTGCTTTTAATGCAGTTGTGATTGGTAAAATTTATCAACACAATGGAGAATGGAAAGGACAAGCTGTAGGTACTGGTACTAATGGTAATATTAACGAAGTTGCCAAATTCTGCAAAAGTTTGTAGTGATTATTTTTTTATCTATTAGTATGATGATTGTAATGGCGATTGTTATTGCTAAAGCTTGTGACGGCTTCGAAGTTGCAACTGATTACTTAGGTAGAAACATGAGCGAAGGTATTAAGGGTTCTACCCTTAATGCCATTGGTTCATCTATGCCTGAACTTTTAACAACTGTGTTCTTTTTATGGTTTGCAACTAGTAATACTTTAGGGTATAATTTAGCTGCAAGTATAGGAGGAGATACAGGTAGTGCTATTTTTAATAGTATAGTTATTCCAACTTTAATTATTATTGTAGTATTAGTA